TGGTGATGTAGCTCCTACTCCTATTATTGAATCTTATCAGACACAAGACCTTATATCGACAATGCAGGCTTGTAATGATTTGATGGCTTCTACTATCGGCGTTCCTAGTGAAGGTATTCAGCCGCAGATGAGCGACCAGACCGCAACACAGATTTTGATGCAGCAGGCTAATAGTGAGTCTAATGTAAACAGCCTTTATGAAAATGCCTATCAGGCAATATTTAGCTTTACTAAGGCTCTTTGTGAACTTTTCTGTTGGGAGCTAAATATTGAAAAACTTCCTACCTATAAGCTCGTAAACGGTCCTACTATTATTACTAAGCTTCAAAAGCGTAGACAACAGCTTTTAGCTGTAACGAACTTACTTGACGACAAGTCTAAGAAGATTGTAGCTAAGAACTATATTGAAACACTTGATGAAGATATTAAGGACAAGATATTACCAGATATTATTGCTAACTCTGAAGATATTATGTGGGTAAGCGATATGGAACAGAAAGCTGATCCAGTTGCAGTTAATACTCTTAACCAGATGAATGAAGTCCTTAATCAGACACAAGATGCTTTGGAACAGGCTTTACAGGCTAATGACGAACTTAAGAAAGAAATTGACCAGCTTAATCTTCAGTTGCTCAACCAGAAGGAACAGATTCTTAAGGATATGATTTTCCATGAAGACGAAATGAGACTTAAGGAAGCTGAACTCGGTCTTGATGCTAAGGAAAAACAAGTTGAAATCGATTCTAAACAGGGTCAGGCTAATGTTCAGATGACTAAGGAATTAATCAGTCTTGAAAAAGAAAAGATGAAGCTTGCAGCTGAACAGCAAAAGGAAATAAACAATCGTATTAACCAGATAAGTGGAGAATTCGATTATGCAAACAACCTTTAATGGATGGACACCGTATGCCAATTTAATGGCTTCACTACGTATAGCTCCTACTGGTAACTATGCCAGAAGGGCTATACCTATTGGTGACAAGTTACAGTTTAGAGTAGCTCATGCCTCAGTGCCATTTACAAACACGCCACAAAGAGCTTCATCTACATTCGTTCGTAATTTACGCTATTTACCTAACTCTAATACAATGTTTGTAAGGCTTGGTAGAAATGATTATTGGTACCCAATGTCACTGCGAAAGCTTTCACATTGGTTAAATAGTAAAAGCCTTGGTCAGTATTACAATAACTATGTGAAGCTTAGATAAGGAGTTTTATGTCAAAGATTACATTAAGAGAGATTATCGTAAACAGTTGTGACCAGGCTAGATTGGTCAATCGTTCTCAGCCAGTACCTGGAAATATATTTGTTTCTGCTTATACAATGTTGCAGAGACGCTTAGACGGTTATTCCAATACACATTTACTTTCTTTCATTCAAAAAGAAGTAGATATTTCTGTGCCTAAGGAAAAAATTGTTCTAGGCAAATTCAAAGCTAAAGAAGAATTTGAAGACAGGCTTACCATTATTGCTAAGGAAGATGATTTACCTGAAATTTCCGAAGCTCCAAATGGTCAGATTTATTATATTAAAGAATCTAAGAGAGCAGTTCGAAAGAATGACTATTTTTGGGCTCCTATACCTGATCCTGAAAGCTTGTTCGATGTTTATCCAGATGTAGAAATTGATGTTCAGACTGTTGATAGGGTATTTGCGAAATATGGTGAAGGCTATATCGAACTTAATTACATTGCCTTTGAAGATTTCTATAATCTTGCAGCTTACAACAGAACTTGCTATTCAGCTCATACTGTTTCTGATGAAGAAATTGATTTATTGTTTAGAGAACCATTTAATGAACTTAAAGTAATTTATAGTGAACCTTTCTTGTTCGATGCTGATACAGAATTGAATATTCCTAGACAGTATATAGCTTTATTTACTGCAGGACTTACCTATGACTTGGCTATGGCCTATCCTAGACTCGGTGATTCTACAACAGCTATGTTGAAACAGAGGCTTGATGAGCTTGAAGAAAATGTTCGAGCTAGTTCTAGTATTCAAAAGTTTATCGGAAGAGACCCGCATAGAATTTATGCTATGACAAGAAATGAATTCCAGGCTGGTCAATGGTTATTGGGGTAATATGAGCGTAATTTCCAATATAGTAGGTCCATGGAGCAAAAGCAATATTCGTATTGCTAACTTGGCTGAATCAATTAATATGTTCCCTGAAACACAAGGTCAAGGAGCTTCTGCACAGTCAATGCTTCGCAGTATTTGTGGAACGACTACTCTTTATGATATTCCAGGATATTGTAGAGGCTTATACGAGGCAGATAAAGGCGAAGACGGTTTCCCGCTTCTTTTCGCTGTCTATGGTTCTAAGCTTTATGTAATAAGAACTGGTAATGAACCAGAAGAAATCTATGACGGTTTAACTAATATAAATGCGCCTGTTCATATTTGTCAGACAGGTGGTACTAAGCCATATCTTGTAGTAGTAGATGGAGCTAACGTAATTTGCGTTGGAACTTATTTAACTACTGAAGAAATGAGGTCTACAATTCGTTCTATTCAGCTACCTTATAGAGTAGACAGTACAAGCCAGAGAATTCAGCCCACGCATTGTGCATATCTTTATGGTTATCTGATTGTTAATGACAAGGGAACTGATGCATTCTATACATCTTATCAATATCCTTTTGAAACTACGGACGAGCATAACCAGATAGACTGGGATATTTTCATGGTAAATAGCACTCAATATAAAGACTATGGCTTCATTACCTATTCTGAATGGGCTCCAGATAATACTACAGCTTTAATCTCTAATGGAACATTGCTTTATACATTTGGTCCGAAATCTTCACAGATTTTTAATTATAACTCCGATGTAGATATGCCTTTTGTATCTCCGTCGAACTGTGCTAATCTTATTGGTATTAAAGCACCAGATTCTTTAGCTATTGTCGGTGATTATATTTTCTATCTCGGTTCTTCAGCTATTGGTGAAAATGGTGTTTATTACTGGAGAGGCAATCAGCTTACTAGATGTTCTACGCCTGATGTAGAAAGACTTATTCAAGGCTTTAAAAATCCTGAAGACGCTAGAGGACAAACATGGATGGAAAACGGCCATTTGTTCTACGCTTTATCATTCGTCAATGACGATTATACATTAGTATATGATGTAACAGAACAGCTATGGCACAGACGATCTACTAAGGATGCAGTTACAAATAAGCATCATAAGTGGAGACCTGAATATGCCTTATTACATAATGGCAAAATTCTATTTGGCGTAAATGACCACATTGTCTACATGGATATTCATAAGTTTACAGAATATGACGGAAGACCTATGATTCGATGCAGACGAAGCGGCGTAATGCAGACTGAATATAATCCGTTTATTGTAGACGGTATTAAGCTGATATGTAATGCTGGTGATTTTGAGAATGCAAACTTAATGCCACAGATTATGATGAGATATTCAGAGAGCGGTGGTCCTTGGTCAAACCAAGAGATTGGCCTATTAGGATTACAAGGCGAATATGGAACTATTGTTGAGTGGTTTAATCTAGGTATTCATACATGTATGACTATGGAATTTAGTTGCTCAGACCCGATTGATTTTGCTATTATGGCTGCAAAGATTCAATACAAGGAGATGGATATACTATGATTATTGATGATATAACCAGATTCAGCAACACAGAAGAACTTGCTGCAGCTATGCAGGGGAAGTTCGCGAAGGATTATCAGAGAGCATATAAGCTGACTATGGTAAAGAACGTATGTTTTGTTAATACTGTAGCAAGCTGTACTGTTAAGGATTTACCTGACCATTATGCTTTTAGTTACCATGATGATTCTGGATTCCACACGGTTAATGAAGGCGTCAACACTGTTACTGTTAACGGTGTTGCATGCTTTTTCTTTACCATTAAGAACACTTAGTATAAATAAATGAGATATTTAAGGAGATTATATGGCTAATTATGCATCTAGTTCGCTGCAAGGTTTAGGAACGGGAGCGGCCGCAGGAAGTTCATTTGGACCTTGGGGGGCATTGATCGGTGGTGGTGTTGGATTAGCTGCTGGTTTATTCAGTGCTTGGGAACAAGAACAAGACGAAAAGAAGAAAGAAAGGATTCTTGAGCAAGCCGCACAGCAGTTAAATACTAGTACACAGAACCTTAAGGACCTTGCTGCACAGTATTACAGGGAAAATGCTGCAATAGGCAGTAAAGAGGATATTCAAAAATATCAAGAACTGATAAACAGTTATGATCCTAATGAATTCGTATATGATGCACCAGAGTTTGAGGATGTAGGACCTGTTGATGACTATTATGCTGCAAATAAGGATGCTATTATCAATAAGACTGCTGATGCTATTCAGAGCCGAGCAGCTGGTCAAGGTGTAGGTCGAGGAACTGGAGCAGCAAATGCAATCGCTACTGGTGTTGCAGAGAAGAATGAAGATCTTTATAAAGATGCTCTGGCTGCAAGGAACCAGGATAGACAATTTGCTTATAACCTTTGGCAAGCAAATATTCAAAATGCACAGAATAGACTCAAAGCTTTACAGGAAGGCAGACAGTATCAGATGGGTCTCTATGGTAATCTTGCTGAAGACTATCAGAACTGGCAACAAGCTAAGTTCCAGACTCAGATGGACTTAGACAAACAAAAGATGAACAACGACTTGTCACTGACATTAGCAAGCATATAAGGAGACTGTATGAATTATGGATTTAATTTAGATTATCAGACACCTGACTTTGTTAACTGGTCTACAGTTCAACAGAATAGAATTGACCAGAGAGCTAAGGATAGGAATGAAGCTTATAGAAACCTTATGCAAATGCTTGGCAGAGGCGTAGGTGCTTATAACGCTTATCAGAATTATAAAGACTGGAAAGCTGACCAGGCTATGTGGGATGACGAGCTTGGTCAACTTGAAGATATTGGAACAGGCTACTATGATCCTAATGATTTGGATATGTCGATGCTTGAAAATAGTATCGTCAACAACTCATGGAATAAGGCAGTTCCAAACGCTGCAGCTGATTGGAGAGACCAGTATGCCAACAGCCATCGTTATGGCGTTGATGATTTAGGTTCACTTGCAATATTGGGGCTTGTTTAATATGTACGATCCGAGTGAAGCATTATTTCAATTAGGCTTATATGATTATGTCTGGGGAAATCCTGGATTACTTCAGACATACAATGCTAATGTTCAGGCAGAGAAATCTAGGCAAGAACAAGCAAATTATAATAAGATGCTAAGGCAGATGGAAGAAGATGCTAAAGCTGCTGAAGCACAGAAAGCCAGAAATCAAGAATTAAAAGAAGCTAGAGTAGAAATGGCTAAGCTTAATAAGGACCTTATTAACGCAAAGCCACAAGAAGCTGTTATTATTCGTAAACAACAGGAAGCACTTGTAAATAAATATCCTGAATTAGAAACTTCTTTTAGAGAAGCTAATGCTGCTAAGGCAGAAGAAGATGCTTATCAAATAGGCAAAACTGAGACTATTGGTTCTATTCCTAGCGTATTTAATACTGATGCAGAAAAGCAGGCAGCTATTGATAAAGTTATTGCTTCTAATTTGAGACCTGAAGATAAAGATGAACTTATTAAGAGCATAAGAGGAACAAAGTCTACAGCTCAGCTTGGCAGAGAAGCTGATCAAAGTGCTAGAGCTTCTCATACTGGTAAGAAGACTACTGAAGCTTTGACTGTAAATGACATTCTTGCCAAATCTACTACTACTGGATATTATCCAACTACTGCAGATAAGGCTACAATGAAAGCAGCAGGTTATGTTTGGGACAAAATTAAGAGACAGTATATAGGTATATAATGATTGATGAAGAAAAACTAGAGCAACTGCTTGAAAACGATTACGGCGAATTGTATAAAGAACTGCAGTTCATGCCAGTAAATGAATTCATAGCCAAGAACAAGGAAAAGCTTAAAGCAGTTCCTGGTTTTCTTGACTTATACAATGTTTCTTCTAATGCTCCGCATGGATTAACTGAAGAACAAATTGAATCTTATTTCGATAAAGAGTCAGACAAGGAAAATTATCGCAAATCTGAAGCTGAATATAACAAACAGCTGGAAGAGCGTAAGAAAGAAACTGAAGGCTTTGATCCTGCTAAAGCTAGACGAAAGGCAGCTATTGAAAATTATCAATATCCTTATTTCGGATTGGACACTGATAATCCAATAAGCAAAGCATTAAATTTTGTAGCTGATGCTGTTATTTCACCAGGTACAAAGCAGGCTATTATCGAAGATGAACCTGAAAATGCTATTTTAGCTAGAGGATTGTCTGATGTCGCTGCAGCAGGAGCTGATGCTTTACCAGGTGTAGGTGGTTTAGTTGTTGGACCTTCTATCCGTGCAGCAAATAGACTGACTAATGATGATTTAGAAGGTGCATTGGCTGACATTGGTTTAGATTATGGCGGAAATATTATTCTTGGCGAAGGTGTTAAAGGCTTAGCTGGTGTTAAAGACTTAGGTCCTGTTCAGAAACTTTTAGATAAATTACCTTTTGATAAATGGGCTGAAATTGTAAAGCGCAGTAGAGCTAAAAATTCTCCACGAATGAAAGGAGCTCCAGCTGAAAGTGCAGATGATGCTTTAAAGAAATATGTTGATTTACCTATGGAAGATAAAGAGCTTGTTGACCAGACATTGCTTAAGAAAGCTCAGGAAGCAGAAACTAAAGCACAAAAAGATAATCTTATGAAAGATTCTTATAACGAAGCCAGACGCCAACGTTATAACGAAGCTAATACTGAAGAGGGTCTTCAGCAATTTGACCAAAAATGGGTTGAAGGAAATAAAGCTAAGTCTTATATTGGTCCTACGGTAGTTGGTGCAACTAAAGCTGCTGAAAAAGGTATTGCTCGAAAAGAAAATAAATATCTTCGTAGTGAAGAAGATCCGAAACAAAAGAAATATGATTCTGCTTTGGATTGGATTATCAAAGAAAACGAAAGAATGTGGAAAGCAGGCTTTAGACCACATGCAGGTTTAGAGCTTGAAGCATGGAAAAAATGGAAAGGAATTAAGTAATGAGAAATTTCATTGACTGCTGGCAATTCTTGTTCACCAATGGTGGTAAGCCGCTTGTTGGTAAGATTGAATTTTGTGAAGCCAATACTACTTCGCTAAAAACTATCTATGATGTAGATGGTCAAGAACTTGACAATCCAATTTATGTAGATGGTGTAACAGATTATCAAGTTATGCTTGAAGGCGATTATACTGCAAGATTCTATGAATACATCGGCGACGGTATAATGGTCGGAGATACAGCTCCAGAACATTGGAAGCTTTTCAAGACTGAACTTTTGAAAGGTGAAAGTGAGACTACTGTCATTGAAGATGGTGCTATCATTGATACAATCGATGATTTGAAGAATATCAATGGAATGCAGGATGGCGATTGTGTTGAAGTCTTAGGCTATTACACTAAGGAAGACTGTCCAGCTAGATTCTATGTATGGCATGAAAGCGGTTATTGGGCTGATGATGGCGGTGTTTGGATTAAGTCCAATAATACAACTCAAGGTGCATGGATCATGAAGATTCCAGGTAGCTATATCGATGTAAGATGGTATGGTGATATTCCTAATTCTACTACATCAGCTACTACTACTCATATGGGTGCTAGATCTTATGCAGCTGCAGCAGCAAATAGATATCATAAAGATTTGTATTTCCCTAGCTATAATGGTGGTGCTATCGGCTATTATATGTTCGATGGCTCTAATACTGTATCTGTTCAGAAGGATATTATTCTCGACAATGGTGTTAGATTTGTAGTTAAGAAAAATACTAGCGGAACTTTGGTAGCATGTCATGAAATGAAGGCATGTGATAACATGCTTTTCATTCCTGAGCTTAATCAATCAATTGGTAGCTATAGACTTGAAGCAGACTGGATTAATACAGGCTGGTATTGGTCTAATTTAGCATCGGGTGAGGGTGCTAGGGTTGGCTATATTGTAGAAAATATGCATAGCCCGTTGTCTATCGTAAATTCCAAAGTAAAATTAGTAGATGTAAGCTATCCTTTGACTCTCACGAATTGTGAAGTCGTTGAAGGCCATAAAGTTCTGAGCAATAGAGTTACTCTTTACAACATGGTGGTAAAGTCAGATTGGTTTGTAGACAACTATGCATATAATACCGATTTACATCTTTATAATAACTGTAAAATTACGTTAGATAACTGCAAAGATGCTAACACTTACATTATTTTGAAGAACATAGCTGGTGACCATAACTATGGTGACTTAGGTGAACAGTCTATTAATGCTACTATTTACTCAGGTGGCACAATTGAAAACTGTTATGGAACTATTACTGTTGGAGATAGCGGAGGAAATATCGAATTCCATAACGTATCTTTAACAATTAACGGTCTTACAGCTAACCATACAATAAATGCAGTCGACTCTTGGATAACATTTGGGGCAGCAACCACTATCGGAGGCTTACAATTAAGACGCGGTTCATTAACTGGATCTAGCCTGACTTTAATCCAGCAATCTTATATTGAAAATGCTGCTATTAATGTCCCGATTAATACAACTGGTATCAAGTTGACTGTAAGAAATTCTGATATTAACCAGAAGATTACAACTCACAACATCGAATTAATTAATAACCAGATTTACGCTGAAATTGACCAAAGTGATTACGGTGGAGTCGTTTATGTAAATCTCTCAGGTAATATGTTCCATGGTACTGCGCAACATTATGTTCACGCAGACACTCCTGCATCTATTGTTCAAGGCGGTTGGACACACAATGGTTCTACCTATAGTGACCGTCATTGGATTAGACTTGACCGTACTAATCTTCAGTATCAGGACAATGCACATAATTATTTTTACATTGGTAATTCTGAGCCATATCTTCAGAAGTGGAGTGGTCGTAACAGACCGATGAGCTTCAAGAAGTATGGTGGTTATTGGACACATAGCGCAACAGGTACTGGAATTTTCAGTACAACTACTATTCCGTTCGTATTCTACAACTACCGTGATAGAAAATTGTATTGCGTGCCCCGTTATGTATACTGGAAAACATTCTCTGTCGGCCGAGGATTCCTTGCACGTTCTGGTAGGATTATGGCATACCCGATGACTGTGGGTATCATGGAATCTGATTATGTCGAACATAAGAACGGTAATGTTCCAATCATCTATACTTGGGGTTGTCAGAATTACCATGCTGCATCTATTATGGATGATAAGCAATTCGGCGCTGCACAGATGGTCTCTAGAGACGGTGATGGTATTGCAGAATATAATGTTTCGTTCGAACCAGAAGACCAGACACATGGAGAATACAGCTATGGTATGTTAATTGGCTTCCTTCCTTCTGACGCATTCGATTCTGGTTCAGACCGTGATGCATTTGTAACATATCCAGCACAATCTAATGGTCATGCAATATTGTTCATAATGATGGACCCTGATTTTAGTACTGGCACAAACCCTGTTGGTACGTTATCATAAAAATTGATATAAATATATAGTTATAAAGCAACGTGGGCTTATCACGACAAAGGAAATAAAAAATATATGACAAAGACTGAAGCCGAAAGTGTAATTAAGGGCGAAAAACAAATCAATGATTTCTTTACTGACTTTTCCAGGGATTCTCAACCTGAAGAAGTAGCAAAGGAAACAGAGACAGGTGGCAATACCGGGAATCCTGAGGAAGAAAACAGTCAAATTCCTGAAAACGATAGCAATGCCGGTAATGAGGACACTGACCAAGGACCTGAGAAACCTGAGGAAAGCAAAGTCGAAAAGAAGAAACCTTTTACTCCGATTGAAAAGCAGAGACATGCGTTTAAGGTAGAAAAGAATAAAAGACGTGAAGTCGAAGCTCAGCTGAAAATTAAGGAAGATGAAATTGCTAAGCTTAAAGAGCAGCTGGAAAAATATAAAGACCTGACACTTGAAGATTTCAAGGGAGATACAGGCGCTTATACGGATTATAAGGTAGATCAACGTCTCGGTAAGGAACAGGTAGACAGATGGTCTGCTGAAATCGAGAACCAAAGACGACAGATGGACATGCAGGAAGCTGCAGAACTTGCAGATTACAGATGTCAGCAATGTTTCCCTGATGAAGCTGAAAGAGGCAAATATCAGGAACTCATTCAGATGGCTGAAACTAATTTCGCAAATATGCATCCTGAAATAGGCTATCAGAAGTTCTCCGATTTCTTACTTAGCGAAAAGGACAGAAGCGTATTGCAGTATTTACAGGATAGCGATATGGCTCCTAAGCTTATCAGGCACTTCATTCACAAACCTGAAGCTGCTTTGAAGATTATGGCCATGAGAAATCCTTATAGCAAGTTCATTGAGCTTAAACAACTCGAGAACAGAATGATACAGCATGAACGCATTCAGGCCAATAAAGCTAAGATGCAGCCACAGCCTAAGACATTACCAGACACTGGCAAGGCATTGAACAACAACGTAATTGAGAACGGAACAAACTGGACTA